CTTTGAATTTCTCTTGAAACTTCGCATCCAGCTCTGCGTGCAATCGCACGAGTTCAACCGGATCGTCACAGGTCTCAGGAGCTTGGGCATTCAAGGCCACGCTCATGTTCTTGACTCGGGCCAGAATCGTGCCGCTCATGGCCGTAGACGCAGCTTGCGAGGCATCCAGATCGGCTTTAAGGGTGACAAGTTCTGCCTGGGCTGCAGTCAGCTTTTCGTCAGCCTCTGCGACCTGGGAAACCGCAGTGGCCAGCTCTGCGGTGAGCGCGGTGACCTGCGCCTGAGAGGCAAACAGCTCGCCCTGGGAAGAGTCGTCCTCGCCTGACCCCTCTTCAGGCACAGCAGAAGCCAAGACGGCCTCCATTGTTGCGCCAGCTGCCAGGGCAGCAATTTGCGCGGTTGTAAGTTTTTTCTTCATGGGGTTGGGGCCTCGTAGGTTCTATGGTGAGATTCTCACTGCTTACCTGCCTGTCTGCAAGCCTTGAGGGCTACAGGGTTTCAAACCTTGACAGATTTTTGGGGCTTAAAGGTGGATTGCAGAGATTTTGAATAGGCAAGTGCGTCTTCAAATGTGCCTACCCTGTCAACAAGGCCTGCGTTTACAGCCTTTGCACCCATGAAATCTGCGCCTTGACCCATTGTGCTCTGCACAATAGCGTAAGTAACTCCACGATTCAAAGCTACTTGATCAACGAAGATGTCTCGGCTATCGTCTACGATGGTTTGCAAGCTTGCAAGCCCTTGGGCTGACAAAGGCTCTATAGGGTTAGCCAGCACCTTGTTTGCACCTGCACGAACTACAGTCTTGGTTACGCCGTCTTGCTCCATCGCCTTGCTGTACTCCGTGTGCACAATCAAAGCACCGATAGACCCGGCCATGCCCATCTCTTCAACAGTAATGTGGCCACCAGCGCTGCCCAGCCAGTAAGCAGCACTGCCAATGTCGTCGGCAAAGACGTTCATCGGCTTGACCTGCGAGACGCTGGTAATCAAGTCTCCCAACTGGCGCACGCCTTTTGCGGACCCGCCTGGGGAATCTACTTCGAGCATTATAGACTTGACATTCTTGTCGCTCACAGCGTCAATCAAACCTTGGGCAATGTCGTCGTAACCTGTCACGCCGAAAATACTCATCCACCCAGCACTGCCGTTAATAAGAGAGCCTTTAACGCTCACAACGCCGACATCGCCTTCCAGGCGGTAGGTAGACGGAATCTCAAACATTTCGTCCAGGCTTGGGTTTGCACGCAGCAGCGCGTCGAGTTTTATCTGTGAGTCAAGAACAGTGCTGTAAGACTTCTCGTTACCGAACCAGATTTTGTACATGATGTGTCCTTAAGACTTGGGTTGTGCAGGAGTAGGCGGCGTTAACTCATCTCGCGCACCTAGATTCGAGGTTTGGCTGTTTGGATTTCCGGCGTCAACTTTGGCGCTCTTAAACATTGTACCGGACAAGGGTTTCATGCCTTGGGGCGGCAGGTTTCCAGTCAAGGTAATGCACGCCTCCTCGTCGCTTATTAAGCCTAAAGAGAGCAACTCTAACTCTCGGCTTTGCCTCATCGACTTGTAAGCTTCGAGTTCGCTCTGAGGCCGCAAATCCAGGTCGGCGTAAGTAAATTCGACAAATACGTCTTGGCCCAGCAAGCGGATTGCGACCGTCAACGCCCGGCTGTAGAGCAAGTTTAGTTTGCGCCGCACAATGTCGGCGTTTTTCATAAACAGCATTGTACTGGTCGTAGCTGAACTTGCACTGCCGTCGCGGCCCAGCACTGCACTCATTGATTTAGAGCCTGCTGCCAACTTAGAGTCAATCAGGATTTGCACTGACTTCAGTGTGTCGCCTATATTTACCCCGCCGCTATCTGGCGTTAGCATGTTGTACTCTACGTTATCAAAACTGACCAGCGCTTCTTCCGGCTGTAAATCTGTCAACTGCGCCGTTAACTGCTCTATGAGATTAGAATAAAAAATCGACAGCTTAGCCTCGTCGTTTGCAATTTCGGGCGGAATCGAATCTTTAACTTTTTCTTCGATCAACGTAGCAATCAAGCGTGGCTGAATAACGCGCTGCATTGACTTGCGCAGGTCGTTCATAAACTGGCCGTCAGCGAGCACAGCTTGTATGGCGGATTCCAATGGGCTGTCAGCATAGGCTGTCAGCAGGTCTTGATCTATGCTGGTGTAGAAGAAGGTGGAAATATCCAGTGAGACCTCATTACCTGACAAGTCTTGCACTGGGTACACGCCGCCGTCTTCTTCCTTCCACCTAAGTCTGCTGACACTGACTGGCTGCAGATAGGTTGGAGTGCGGCTCTTGTCTAGCACAAGTTCAAGCGACATTGCACCATAGGTTAGCAACTCTTTGCCCAACGACTCAGACAAGCTTTGCAGGTCTGTGGTGGGGTTGTAGCCAAGGGAGGGGTCTCCCAGCATTGTGATGCGCCGCAGCAGCTCCTGGGCAAGTTTCGTGGCCTCGGGGTTGACCGCGCCGTCCATGTCGCGGGAAATAATGGTGTATTTCTCGGGGATACCCACCCGCAGATAGGCGTTGACCGTGGCAGATAGGTCCGGGGAACTCGCCACCATGTCACGCAGAATCGCGCGTGTGTTGGCGCCGGTACGGAAGGTGGTGACATCGGTGCTGGCCAAGCGGCGGTCGCCCTGCGTCAGCACAGCCGTGGTACGGGCAACCTGGGTCTTGAAGCTAGCCAAGCTCTGCTGCTTGTTCGGAGGCTTCGGCAGCTGCACCGCAGGCAGCGCGCCGGGGCCTGCTTGCACCGTCGGCGGTGCGCCGGGGCCTGCTTGCACCGTCGGCGGTGCGCCGGGGCCTTCCTGGGGCAAGAAGCGTTTTAGGAATTCAAACATGCAATCTTTCTGTATGGCTTGGGCTTTGTGCTTTTCGCGCCTGCGGCTGAAGCTAAAGCTTTTTCGCGCCTGCGGCTGAAGCTAAAGCTTTTCGCGCTTTGCGCGAATTCTAGAGGCCAGACGCGAAAACGACTAGGTCATCCTAGCCGTTTGTAGCTTACTTCTGCTTGAATCGCGTGACTAGCGGTATGCCAACTGAAGTGCTACCTAATCCTCCTACCATACCGCGCATTTGAGTTGCAATGTAAAAGTAAAGAGTAGCAAAATGGTAGTGATCTTGCTCATCTGTTTTTTCCCAAACGTATTCCAACTCGCCATCCTTGGTGAAACGCTGCACCCGCTTAAGGCTCAACATCTCTGTTTTGTAAATATCATTCTGGTCTGAGCTTTGAATCGCCCAGCTGCCTTCTTTAATCACACCGAGCAAAGCGTCAAGTGCTGGTGTGCGGTTTACTTTTACAAGGTTCAACTCCATCTTGCCCTTTTTCTGGTCCTCGGTTCGGTTGTCTAGCACGAAAGTTTGTGGAGACTTGCTACTGTCAAATATGGCCCCGTAGTGGTGTGCTCGCTTTTTACAGATTCTGGTCACGAGGTCAGTATACGGCATAGAATCCATTACGTGCAAGACTACCCGGTATTGAGCACACAATTGAGAAGTGCGCTCTTCAAACATCGTGTAATGAATACGTTCTCGATGCACTATTACCATAGTGCCGTCACTCGCAATTCGCCCAATAACAATACGACAACTAATTCCCAAATCCGATCCAGCCACGCAAAATTCGCTGCTTTGCAGGTCTGGAAAGCGTTGAGCAATGTCAATGTCCGACTCAAGAATAGCCTCGTTCTTTTCCTCAGCTGTCCTGCCTAGAGATTGATTTTTGAATTCGCTATACCGGCTGTACTGCGTGCTAACTTGTATAAGGTAGCTGGGGCTGATGATGGTGTGTGCGGAAAAAGGGCTAACAAACCAAGCGTTTGCGTCGTGATTTTCATTCGCGTTTTCAGCGACGTACTCCATTCGGCTGTGGTGCAAGTCTGGGTCACGCCCGCAGCCGGGACAAATTAGTTTAGCTTCTCTCCAGCGAACCTTGTTTAGATTGCTCTTGGTAATGTCTTCCAGTGAAGCTTCCCATCCTGGAATCTTTACGTGCTCAAAGTAGTCTGGCAAAAATCGGTGGTTACAGTGAGCGCAAGTTGCAAAGTGCATCATGCGAGTTGCCGTCTGTGTCTCCTTAGATACGCCGTACTTTTCAACCGTAGGGGTAGAGAAAATCTTTTGAATTTTGTGCGGTCGGTTCTGCAATCGGCTAATGTAAGTTGTCGCTACGTCAATGTTACATTTGTCGTACTCATCTACAATCAAGGCATTTGCTGGTGTGCTCAGCGCTGCCGTCGAACTTTTCGTACCGCGAAACATTAGGTAGCTGTTACGTCCGAACTTCTTCAGTTCGCTATTGTCCATGTTTGGATCAATCAAGCGCCTTAGTTCCGGTGACTCTGCGATCATCGGGTTGATACGGGTCTTGTTGTTTCGCTCCGCATCACTTGAGCTTGGAAATACGTAGATGCAAGTGAAGTCGTTGACCACGCAGCAGCTGGCCACAGCCCAGCGGTAGGCAAGTTCGGACAAGCCTATTTGTGCTGGCTTCAAGATGATGGATTTATTGGCGGTGTCCCGGATAATTGGGATTTGGAACTCGTAACCCTCGAATGAGAAAGGCTTGTCGTTTAGGAACGTGTGCTCAGCTATCCAAGTATCCAGGTTAGCGAGTCCGTACACTGCGCGGACTGCCGCTTTGATTCGGCTTAGGGATTCAAGGCTCATATCATCCCCAAGCGCTAAGTAAGTTTCGAGCGCCGGACGTGTCTAGTGGAGCATTGACGGCTTTAACCTTAACAAGCTTCTCAGGCGCGATGTAATCGTCGCCGAACGTGCTTTTCATCAAAGTTTCTACCTGATACACCTTACATTTGTTATTTCTCGACAGCGAAACCTTGTAAGTTACGCCGTTTTGTGTGTAATTTGTGAGCATTTTCGAGGGCAAAAGCCTCTCGGACTTGCCTGTTTTTACAAATCTTTGCAGGCTCATTATGTTTCTAAGGCTTGAAATTCTGTACAAGCCCTCGTATCCGACTATAGGTTTCCACACTTCAGGTGTCATCTTTGGTACTTAATCTTTCAAACTCTGCGAAAAACAAGTTTTGTGCATCTTCTGGTACAGATTTTAAGGCTGTAATCATAGCTTGTTCCATGATTTTTACCTTCTCTGCGTTGTGAATGTCCGTCTGTGCTTTGACAATCTCTTTAAGAAGAGCAGTGACAGTGTTCATTACTTGCGCGACTTGGCTGACAGGTATTTCCGTGTCAGAAATTACGCTGGTTAGAAACTCTTTGGCGTCTTGGTATCGCTGTAGCAGCTCGAAATCAAGGTTTAGCTGTGCCAGCGAGGTGGTATTGGTAAATGCTTCTCGCTTCTGCTTATCCGTTGGTGGTCGGATAGGGTGCAAGCTTAACTCTTCAAGCATTTTTTCCCGCCTTTCTGATTCGGTTAGCGGTAGACAAGCTTACATGGGCTCTTTTCTGTATTTCAGAGGCAGACAGGTGTGCTAGCGTTGCTCGAAACGCTTTACGGGCGTCAATTAGCACACTCTTGTTTTTGGGTTGGGGCGTGATGGGACTGCGCTGTATCGCTCTGCGCACTGAGACCGGATGGTAGCCGGTGGCTGTGGCTACGTCTTTGCTGGTGATTTCTCTTGCGAGGTACTGGGCCAGCAGGTCTTTAGGGATTCGGTCTGTGAGCGGCATGGCTTGGACTGTAACACGAATTTGACAGATTCATATAGATGTGTCAGATTTTGAGCGTGTAGCAAAAAGTTTGAAAAATAGTGGTTGTTTGGGGGAGGGCAGTGAGGGGTGCAGGCCGCTCCTCCAGATGCAAACCTGTATACGTCGGACCGACCGACCGACCGACCGACCGACCGACCGACCGACCGACCGACCGACCGACCGACCGACCGACCGACCGACCGACCGACCGACCGACCGACCGACCGACCGACCG